CTCTCAGGTTAGCTAGGTAACAAACAAATCCTTGTATTCAAACCAAATTGCATACTTACCAAGGCTCGAAGCTGTGGCAGTATTGGTATCGGTATAAATCATTGTGAATTGCCCATTATTCGAAGTAAGTTGGGCAGGAGAGGTTGTTGCACCATTGCTCCCCACCGTGGAGGCAGCAATAGTACCAGTAACAAACTGCCCAGTAGTAGCAGTACCCAGAAGAACCGTCGCGGCAGTATTGGTGCCGTTCATAATGAAAATCTGAGCATTACTAATACCATTAGTCCCAGGAGCAACTCTTGTTTGGCAGAAAACCACCACATTCGTTAGCACCACAGGACGAATAAATTGAGGAAACACATACGCACCATTAATAGATGCGGTGCCATTTCCACTGTAGGTTGCAGTACCCCCACCAGCGGTGGAATTAGTACCAAGAGCTACTCCGGCTTGCATATCCCCTACAACAGGGAGGAGGCGGAAGGCTTGAAAACCAGGATCAACATATGCCATAGTTTATCTCTCCTTACGCACTCGTAATGAACATGACATGCTGTTCGGCAGGACTCACTGCATAGCTCCAAACAAGTTTGAAACCACCCAGGAAGTACCAAGCCAAACCCTGATCACGTCCATAATCCAGACTCACCTTCACACGGATTTCCTCTGGGATGGATACTGCCTCATAGACATTATCCGCACCAAAAAGAACCGCCTGACCATGGGTAGAACCAGATCCAATAGAGTTGCTAAAGTATCCAGTCTCTTCCACAAAGCGAGTGTTGTAGTATTTGCCGATTTCACCATTGAAAATGTTCTTCGCAAAATCAACAGTGTATTTCGACACATCAACCCAACCACCAGCCGCTGTATCACTGAACATCCCACTCAGAGCAGCCGTCGAAGCAATGCAGATGTAACTCTGGCCATCGAACTTCGGGACTAGTTTCTTTTTGAGGAAGTCCACCATGGAACGGATATTCTGACCAGTAAGGTCAGCAGTAGCCGTAGTTCCAGGAGTGGCATTGGTTGTAATCACAACAGAGTTGGTCTGATAACAAACAGCCACAAATTCTGTTGCAACAAATTGAGCACCCGCAGCGGATTCGAGGGTTTTCACCATGTCATCCCGAAGCGATTGCTCCACAGCCGGTTCGATCATAATCTGACCGAGGGCTTCTAATTTTCCAGTGTAGGGAACGCTATTCGCATACTCTACAATCTGGCCCGTGCCTTGACCAACAATAAAATTCGTCTGAGGAATCGTGTTGGTTTCTGCGAGGATCGTACCTTGGGTTGCTACGTTGCCACGTTTATCGTAAAGCCACGTATCGCCACGGTTCTTACCGATTGCTTCTTTAACATCAAGGAACTGTCGGAATCGGAACTGAGGCTGTGCCACAGCACGAAGGCGCTGAGTAAGGTAGGGCTGGCTTAAATATCCACCCAAACTAGAGGTGGAATATTGCTGACCTGCCATACGTTAAGTCTCCTTAAGTAAATTTTACAATCCCCCTCAGACCATCCCATGAGCCTTTTGACTAGCCGCCTGTCTCCGGGCAATGTAACTATCAACTGTTTCAATCGGAGCTTCAGAGGTTTGTTCAGAAGGCGTAGAGGTGACTGCTTGGGGTTGTAATGTTGATGCATTCCTCACATCATTGATGCGAGTGGTTGCATTTTGCTGTCCTTGAGCGCGATACTTAAGGGTCTTTTCGCGTAGTGTGTCAACTTCGGCCTTCACGGAATCTTTATAGATTCGGAGGAAATCATCAGAGTTTTTGATCTTTCCTTCAACTCTGGCTTGACCAATCCGTTTCTCAACAGGTGCCGTGAGGTAGGGTTCCCAATCAACGAGGTCTGGATTCTGCCCCCGCAGGTCATTCAAATACCTATCAACTTCAATCTGAACTTTCATCGCTTCGAAAGCTTGGTCGGTTGCACGAGTGGTTGCTTGAGATTCAATCTTAGCTCGAATACGATTTTCTAATTCTTGTTCCGCC